GTTATTTCATGTATTTGCATCTGTGCGTCTCACTGTCCTGGTAAATTTTGCAGGGTCACGCTGGCCAATGGCGTTGAGCAGTTTCCTGCGCAGATTTTCAGCCTGTTCAGGCGGATAGGTCTCGTCAATCTGTTCCAGCAAGCGTATGGCACTGGCTATGATGTTGGCAGCACGTGTTTCTATGATCCAACGGCTGTCGCGGGTCACATACATGCTGTCCAGTTCTTCCAGTAGGCTTCGTGTTTTCTTTTGCATTTTGGGCCAGGACCTTTTTATTATTTATTGGTTTAGGCAAATGAATGATATATCTATTGTCAATAGAACCACAGTAAATATGCTAAATTTTTGTGTAAATATACCGTTGATCTAAGTTGACTTCAGATTCGGCTTCATAAAATCGCATGGCTGGCGCCGAATTCCATAGATCGCTATCATATAAAAAACTGTTTACTTCTTTCCATCTTGCCATGTGTGCAGGTGTGTTGTATTTTGCTATCAAATTGTTGAACTGTGGGGCTTCGTCTACGATTTCGGCAAATTCTATGTTGATAACGTTTGGGCCAACTGTTGGTAAAAACGGTTTGATATAGTTTTTAGCTGTTTCCCTTTCTTTATCTATTCTTTCCAATTCAGACACCGCTAACCAGGGTTCTGATTTTTCATAATAATGATAATAAGCACGAATCCAACGATACAATTTACTACGACAAGTCGTTGTGGTTATAGCTATTATTTGATTAAACTGTGACACATCTAATAGTGCTGGCCAGCAATGGGTACCGATCCAGGCATCTTTGTTAACTTTTATTTTTGCAAGTTTGGACAACAATTCCGCAGGGTCATAATTATCAAATATTGTATCAGCGTCACCAATTTTGCCCAGTGAATGCTGTATGGAATCGACTCCACCATGGGTGCCTAGCTTGGAATAGGTATTAGATAATATATCGCACAACAGACCACCGGCGGTATAATGCGGAAAACAAATAATGTTATGCAATTAAATGCTCCTGAATATTAGGAAAAAGTTTTCGCCAATTTGAATTCCTCCAAGTATCAATTTGATCTAAATATTTTGTTGTAGGAATAAGGTTATTAGAATATTTAGATTGATCAATCATGCTAGAAATTGCGTGATCAGTTCCTAATCTATTTTTAACCAACTTTCGTAAGTCAATAGGCATATGATCAACTGATAACAATCCTTCGCATTTATGTAGATTTAAATCAGATGGATCGCCCAAACGATTGGTGCCAAGGTGCTGATCGAACCAAGATTTAAATTCTGGATAATAAAATGCATTCAAAACATTAATTGTATGTTCTACTCCAAACATAACATTGTCGGGCACAGCTTGTTTTGCTGCTGAGGTAAATTTTTCTAAATTTGCCCACTTGTACGGCCAACGCAAAAATTCAAATTGATCATTGACTCCATCGAGGCTAGCAATCCACTTTACCAGTTTAAGTTTCTTCCATAGTTTAAAAACTCGATCAGTCGGCATCAATGAAAAATTACTGGTATACTGGATTGTAACATTTTCAGGATGCGGTAACAAGTTTAAAATTTGTTCATGAGTGTCAGACATCAATGGTTCGCCACCGCCAAATTTTATGTAGGTTACTTTGCTTAAATCTTGGCTTGCTAATGTAGATAAAAACTTTTCTGTTATTATGCCTTCACGATCTTCTTGATGTAGCCGTATGATATTCTTTGATTCTAATATGTTGTGTCTAAGATTTTCTTGGTACCAAAAACTACTGCTGCCAGAGTCGCAACTTGGACAAGCAAGATTGCATTTTTTATTAACAGCAATTGTTAAAAAATTAATCTGTTCTGAGTCACTGGTTATTTCGTCAAATGAAGCTTGTCGATAACTAGTTAATCCACTTGCTTCGGCATTCAAACATATCTTGCATGTATCATTAAAATCTTCATTTAACCACTGTTGTTTGTAATCCGTCAACTGTTGTTCAGAAACATGGTCTGGATCAATGGTATAATTTTTTGAAAAGTAGCAACAAGGCGAAACAGTAAAATGTGTTGTATTGTTATTGTATACTAATCCGTTTTTTAAAAATTTGCAAAAATTTTCAGGTGCTTTCATGATTGTTTGATCTGACCCAATAACTGTTTGAGTTTGGCACTCTGCACATCGGCAGTAATTTTATTAGAATCTTCTCTATTAGCTGGATTAGCTGGCTCAGTTCCATTGATCATTGTGCTCTTGGCCTTGATACTATCTAACAAATTACCTTTGGCAAACGAATTTACCGGCCCAGCTTCTTCGCCTGGATCAGTGATACGCATGGTTTCAATGTTGTAGTCTAGATCAATTTTTTGTCCCACGCCTGTACTACTACGACTTTTCATACACTGGATCTGATACTTGCCACGTTCACGCATGGCTCTGCTTGTAAAGATACCAAACACATTGTCCGCGGTATTGATCTTACTGATACCACCTGAAATATGACTGTGGTCAAATTCAATTTCTTCCACAGCCGATCTATTCAACTGACTTGCTGTCACAAACAACACATTGAGTTCTTTGGCCAAGTTGCGAAGTTCTTCTGAAACATATTTATCCTTGACGAATAGATCATTAGGACTTACCTTGGCACTAACTGGCATTAACAAGTCCAAATAGTCACACATGACAAAATCTACTTTCAATCCTGTCTGCACTTGTACTTCTTTGATGTAACTACGAATGTCATTGATATTGCTCTGTGCTGGCAAGGCCTTGATTCTATACTGTCCGGCTTTCTTACTTACAAGTTTGACCTTGAGTTCGGTTTGATCAATGTCTTTTCTGATCTCTTTGGTGCTCATTCCGGCCAACATGGCATCAGTCCTCAGGGCACACAGTTCTTCCGACAGTTCTAAACTGATATACACACCACTCAATCCAGCCTGTAGCCAACTCAAGGCTATGTTCATCATGACAAGACTTTTACCCGATCCAGATCCACCTGCGAATATGTTTAGTTCACCGCGGCTGAATCCACCATACAGGATCTTGTCCATCTGTGGCCAACCCGTTGAAACTTGTCCACCCGAGTTAAAGTATTTGTTGATCCGGGCTCGAGGGTCAGACCAGTAGTCTGTGCCCATGTCCTTGGTCAAGCTGATCTGCACCGCATCCTTGATCAGTTTTTCCACAGGATCATACTCGCCCTTTTCCAGCAAGTCTGCACTTTTTAGGATTGCTCGTTCTAGTTCTTGCCTGCGGGTGAAGCTTTCAAACTCGCTCATGAACCATTCAAAATGACCTTCGTTGAGATCAGCTATGTGATTCAAGGCAATGCCAGTGCTGGCTTTGATTTGTTCAGACGTGGGCAAGGTTTTGTGATCGTCACTGTGCTGTGCAATAAACTCGGCTGCTGGTCGCAAACTTCTGTCAAAGTTTTCGGCATTGTAGATATTTTGAACTCGAACATAACTTTCAGCATCTTGTAACATCATCTCCAAGAATAATCGCTGAACTTCTAACCCATAATCCTTAAGCATGTACTTTTTTCCATTGTTTACTAAGTTGGCGTTTCCTTAGTTCGATTTTGATCGGACTGGTCTCACGGGCCTGCATGATAGTTATCACTGTGGCCGCGCGGCCCCAACGAATCACAGCATCGTTGGCATCTTTGACATCCGCGGGCCAGTCAGGCATGCTTACACTCCAGCCCAGTTCTACTGCACGATCCACCAGGCGCATGCCTGCCGCATCTTGATCTGGTACCACCACAACTTCTCTATCAAGACTGCGTATGAGTCGGGCCTGTGCATCATTTATGTCAGCATGCAACACTGCCAAGCCACCTATTGACAGTGCATCAAACACTCCTTCGACCACTAGCACATAGCGCCAGTCTCGGCCTTGTAAGTCTGTGCCAAACACATAACCTGGTTGTGTGTCATTGATGTATCTGGGCGTGCGGTCGTCTAAAAATCTGGTAGCATGTCCTACCACTTGACTGTCGTAAGTAAACGGAATCACCACACCTGGCCTGGGCATGGTCTTGTACAGGAATGGATAATCTGCCGGCATGTTTCGTGCCTGCAAGTAGACCTGTGCTGCTTCTGACAAGGGCATGGTGTCAGCCGGCAAGTCACGATCTTCAAACTCAATGCTCTGTAACTGATTGGCCACCCGCTGACGATCCGACAACAGACCCTCCATGTTTCGATGTCGTAGACTTTCCAGGTTGATACGTTCTATTTCTTCGGCCGGAACATTCATCCACGACAACAGTTTCCGAGCCTTGAATGTCAGCGTGCGACCCACAACAAAACTGGCAGTGAACCCACAGTTGAAACAGTGCCAGGACCAGGATCCGTCGGCACCAGGCTTGATGCCACCACGTTGCCGGCGATCCGCAGTTTCACCTTTGTGAACACAACAGGGCGCATTGACGCTGATCCAGCCTGAAGCAGTTTGTTTTCGCTTGGCTGGCAGGTAAGAGATCACATCAATCATGTTGTATTATAACATGTTTTTGTAGGAACTGCAATCAAGTTTGGTTTATCTGTACAGCAAATCTACCACATATCCCGTGGTTATCAACACAGCGGCACCCAGATTGGCAGGATTGGCCGGAGCCGGAACATTGGGGCCAACATTGGGCAAGGGCCAGTAGCCGGCACCGCCATTGGTGATAGTGATTCCCGTGACAACTCCGGTATCGTTGATGGTGGCTGTGGCAGCAGCACCAGATCCGTTGCCCACTATGACGATCCTAGGCGGCGCTAGATAACCTGATCCGCCGTTGGTGATGTTGATCCCAGTGACCACTCCATCAGTAACCGTGGCCACTGCCAGGGCTGGTGAGCTGGGCTGATCAGGCACGCCAAATATGCTGTTGTTGAAACACAGTCTCAACAAAGGGAACCAGCCCACTATGTTCATGTGTATGGTACGGGTCTCATTGAGATATGTGGTGCTGGGTGTGACATTGTAGAATATGCTCTGATAGTTTTCTGCGGCCTGGGCCTTGATGGTACCGGTGTAGCCCACCAAGGTCATCTGCACGGTTGTTACCGCACTTGTGGGCTCGATGAAACTGGAAAAGAATTCGGTGTTGGCCAGGGTGTTGAAAATGTAGTTGCTGCCCGTGGGTTGGCCGGTCAAGGGACTGATGGGATACTGGCTCCAGGCTCCGCCGTCGTAGCTGAGCTGGGCTGATATTTTAGTTGTTGGTATGGTCAAAGGCGCACTGGGCACATGCTCAGGCAACACCGAATCCACTATGTCTACTGGAGCACGTGCACCGGCCTGTGCATCCACAAACACAGCTTCAGTGAGATTTCCGCTGGTCCTGCTGATGCTGTAACCAGCCGGCTGTGCCAGGACCTCCAGCAGTTGCTCGCTGGTTAGAGTGACCTTGGCACGGCCCGTGGCCGCATTCAGGATCACCATGTTTTCCTGGATCAGGATCTCATCACTGTCAGTGTTGAGCACACGGAACACAAATGTGCTACCGGTGATGTTGACGGGTTTTTCCTGCTGATTGATGAACTCAAACAGCAACACATTGTCAACTCCCTTGTTTATGGTCAGGCGTTTGGCGTACACAGGATCGTACCTATAGGTAAAAGTTTCGCCCGCACCTGTGTCGATCAGCAATACCTGCGTGATCTGCTGGTAGACATAGGCCTGGGTCGAGTACATACATAGTATTTAGCCTGCAAGATTTACGCGGCCAAAACGGTTTGGTAAATAGGTTGGATCTATGACCACAGATATCTTTGCCCAACTGGCGGAAAAGTACCCGTTTATAACCTTGTGTCGTTATGCCACCACAGAATACGTGGGCATCATACAGAATCAAGATGAAGCCATAACCACGATCTATGATTTTGGTGCCATACAAGACGTGGCCGTCAAACGTGTGTTCCTAGATCTTGCCAACATCTGGTGGTGGGAAAGCAACAGGACCATACCCATCAACATATTCCTCAAGGGCGACTGGGACCAGTTCCGGCCCTATGTACGCACATTCACCAACCGTGATCTCGTCATCTTGCATGGTCCGATATGCAGTCTGGCTGAGATGAGCCGCCGTAGGAGCAAACGCAAAAGCATAACCCTGGTGCGTCGACTAGATTAAACGTTATCCAGCAGATTCATGTGCAGAGCCACCAGGGTTGCATAGCCTATGGCATGGCTTTGTTTGAACACAAACCCTCGACTGTCGTCGCCGTCCCAAACACTAGCAAACACATGTTCCCAGGACTGATTCTGCAGATGTGCCTTGCCAGGTCTGATGATTGAAATAAATGCGGCCATCCTGGGTATTGAGTCGGGTCGCATGGTTCTGAGCAGTTCTGTGTAGTTGCCCACGTGTACCAACTGTTGTGCCCAGGCCGAGTCGGTCCATAAGCGTGGCCAATCAGGTTCTTGAGCTAACAGTTGTTCATAGTGTGCTGGACTTTTTATCAGTTGATATACCGACATGTTTAGTAAATCAATCTTGAAGTAGCCTAACTGCTCAGCAGTTTCATAATCTATGGCCGCACAGGCATTCACAGGATCCCCAGGAATATCTGTGACATATACTCCGCTGTTGTGTCGACGCACCTGACCTTGTAGGACCTGTCGTGCCGCCGTTGATGTGATCAACCTCAACAGTTGATCTCTATCGGCCAGATCTATATCTATATCTGCGCTCATTACCAGCCTGCTTTCTGCAACATTTCTTTTACGTATTCTTGATCGGCTATGTAATCGGAAAACTTTTTCATCCATACTTCACTGTCAATGTAGGGCCAGATCATGGCTATCTGTGTGGCATCCAGTTCGGCCAAGAACTTCTGTCCGCTTGAACAATTATACAAGATCCAAGGGCTGATCCTACCAGTTGTGACAGCATAGACCATGGCATTGGTGTTGCCATAGCGTAGGCAATCTTCGGCTGGATTGCCAGTTTGTTCCGACCAGTCTATGCCATGTTCCATGGCACGGGCCAAGGCATCGTTGATGTTTTCAACTCGTAGATACTCTGTGAGATATTCGGTATACATGGTATCTCGGCCCCAGTGATCAATTTTCTTGTTGTTTTTCAGCAACCATTCCACGAATCTGGCTGGGTTGATGGCCCGGACCGCCACACAATACCTGCCAAACTTCACAAAGGCTCGGTAGTAGGGACTGGTGGCAAAATCCTCAAAGGTCTTTAATCGGGCACTGCCTTGTGTCATTTCATAAAACTTTAGATACGCATGCAAGCCCAGTTGCACTCCACGCTCATCCTGTTCCTGGAATCTACGCTTGGGTTCACACATGTGTACAGCCAGGCTGGTTTCCTTGACAAAACTTTTCTCACAATACCTGCACTGGTAGGTCATTTTTTCGTGTCTTGCGCACTGAGACGTTGGTAGTCTGCGAGTTCTTTGGCTGTAGTGATGCGTGTCATAACATCTAGTTCATCATCTTTAAGATGTGGATACAGTTCAGACAATTGTTTTCGAATACCCGTGGCACCTGGTTCTTTTTTCTTGGGTGCGATCCACACATGTCGCTGACTGCCCAGCCCTGGGCTCACAGTGGTAGCACACAACCATTGCAATCTAGGATGGCGGTTGATGTCAAAAAATCTTTTGTTCAATCTTTCATTGGTGGCAATCACATAAAACTCCTGCAAGTCTCTTGATCCTTGTACAGCCGATCCCCAACGTATCATGAGATAGTTACTAAACTTTTTGCGTTCTTCATCGGTGAGCTCGTTGTAGAATTCGCGATTCTTACGATCAAACTGTGTCATTTCATTGACTATGCTGAGTTTATCCATTACCAGGCCCGATTGTAGTCTACCACTTCACAGTTTCTGCTGATATCTTTGACAAAGTACACACAGTCGGGTTTGTGACCTTCGCCAATGGGAACACACAGCATCTGACCATTTTTTAGTTTGGGTGCATACCATGTGACTTCTTGATACACATCAATGATCTCTATGTCCAAGAAACTGGGCCTGAAACTGGTCAAGGGATTGAACTGGAAGGCCTTGAATCCTCGGTCATTGATGGCGGTTAAAGGAAGCACCTCCAGATCGCCCAGATCGGGTTCGCCAATGAGTATTTGCCAGTCTACCGGCATCTTGATCACAGCATCACCTATGCGTAACACCAAGGCCGGCGCTGTGAAACTTTCTAGGAAGATCAAGGGTATGTAGTGATAGTCGGGATCTTTTGGATCGCTGTTGTCAAATATGGCAAAGCGCATGTCATCCACTTCTTCGGGCAGGTGA